GACCTACAAGCTCGCGTTCAAGATGTGGAAGTACCTTGCCCGGGACATCAGGCGGTTCCTCGGGCAGAACGTGAAAATCAACAATTCAGAGATGACCATGTCTACGCCGTGGGGGGCAACCCTCGAACTGGGCACGGCAGAGAACCCGGACAGCCTGCTCGGTGACGGGTACGACCTCGTGATTGCAGACGAAGCCGCGACGTTGAAGGAAGTGATCTTTGAACAGAACCTGTCCCCGGCCATCCGTGACCGCAAGGGCAGCATCGTTCTCATCAGCACCCCGCGCGGGTTCAACTGGCTGTTCAACAAGTTCCGGCTCGGGCAGAATCGGGAACAGGGCTGGTGGAGCTACACGGGGGCGTCGAACGAGAACGTGCATGTCTGGGATAAGGACGAATGGGAACTCGCCAAGCGGCAGAGCGATCCGATCTACTTCAGGCAGGAGTACCTTGCCGAGTTCGTTGTGTTCGCCGATCAGGTCTACTGCGACTTCACCGAAGAGCGGAACGTCATAACGACACTGCCCGACCTCACGGGCTGGGATCACTACTTTGTCGTTGACCCCGGCTACCGCACTGCCGCCCTGCTCTGGTGCGCACATAACAGGGTCAGCGATGAACTGATCTTCTACAAGGAGTGCATCGGCCCCCGGTTGCGCAACGAGGACATCTTGAAGCAGATCAGGCAGAACGAACCTGAATGCGGATACAAGGCCTTGCTCAGTGACATAGCCGGGCACGCACGAACCGGGGATGCGGGCTACTCCATGATCAGCTACCTGAACGAACAGGAATGGATGATGGAGCGGGGCTACTACATCACTGTTCACAAGCAGGGCATTACCACAGGCATCAACCTCGTAAAGTCTCGCATCCTGAACGCGAACATGGAGACGCGCGTAAAGTACCTGTCACAGGGCTGCCGCGAGCTGATCCGGATGCACTACAATCTCATGTACGAGGAAGGCAAAGAGGTCTACGTGAAGGATGGTGTCCATGACCATCCCGCAGATGCAGAACGCTATATTATCTACCACCTGGACAGGGCGCTGGGCCGGGGCGGGGTCAACATTGCTGTTTAGGAGGTCACGGCCATGAGACTATTCGATGACAGGACTCGGCAGGAAGTGCTGCAGAGTCTGATCCGGTCCCTCGAAGGTGCGCCCGGCAACATAGATCAGGCTACCATGAAGGACCTCAAGGACATGTACGACAACGTGAAGGGGCCGGTCCGCCCGGGGTCCATGACCGACGTGTCCTTCCGCAACCGCTGCACCGCATGGACACCTGTAGGCTTCACACGCCTGCTCGTCGACAAGATAGCCGCCCTGCTCTATGGCCGGACGGTGGAGCGGACAACGGGGCTGCCCGAGAAGCAGGATGCGGTGTTTCAGGCCATCTACAAGCCTGCACGGGGAACGTTCATGCGGCTGTCCAAGATGGCTTCGCTTGCCGGGTACGCTGTCATCCGCATACGCCGGGATTGGGCGGGGAACTACGGGTTCAGACTCTACGGCTTCGACGAGGTGGAGCCGATACTCGACCCTGCTGACCCGTCAGGATTGCCGCTTGGCATCCACTACAACCTGCTTCTGACCGAACTCCCGCGCTGGGTGCAGGAACTGAACCCCGACCTGCGCCAGGAATCGGTCTACGTTTACGAGGAGATAATCACCCGCCACATTCGCAACGAGAACGGCGAGATCATAGAGCGCGGTGTCTACGAGGTGCTTATCGAGGGCCGCCCGGTCAAGACACCCTACAATGGGGTGAACCCGCTCGGCGACTATCTCGGGGCTGTATGGTGGAGGGGGCTGGAGCATCCCTTCAACGCATGGGGCGGGAGTGACATCCTGCCCATCTACAATACGCTCGTGCGCCTGAACGAGATGCTGAGTGACGGCGGCGAGCTCATCATGTGGGCGCTGCACAGCCCGGTCATCACCAACGCACAAGGCAAGCTCCAGTGGGGATACGGGCCTAACAACATCTGGCAGGCGACAGGGACAGAGGCGAAGGATCTCTGGGTCAAGCGGCTGGAAACGAACATCGACGCGCTTACCCCCCTGCAGGAGTTCATCAAGAACCTCGTGCAGAACATGCACCAGACCAGCCGCGTTCCGTCAGTTGCCACGGGCGACCTCGACGGCATTGGCAAGGCTTCAAGCGGCAGGGCATTCGAGATCGCAATGACACCCGCCAAAGAACTCGTGGCCGAAAAGGAAAACGTCTGCATCCCGCAGGAGATCGAGCTTATGGAGGAGATCGCCGCACGCATGGTCTACTACGGAGACATGCCCGGCGCCACCTACAGCCTGGACGGGTTCAACATGCCCGACCCGATGGCCTTGCGTAAGATGCTTGCGGAGGCACAGGTCACGTTTACCCCGCTGTCGTTCCCGCAGGAGAGCATTGCCGAGACTATCAGCGGTCAGGTTATATCCGGTGTCCGCTCGCTGGAGAACGCCATCCAGCAGTTGCACCCCGCATGGAACGAGACACAGGTCAAGGAGGAGATGAAGCTCATCGAGGCCCGGAAGCAGTCCGAGGGCGACACGTCAGCCGAGGCGAACATAGCCGCACTCCGGGCAAGGCTCGCCGGGGGGCAGTCGTGAAGTTCGTTGCCTCCAACGCAATCGCAATGGCGATGAAGCTGCATCAGGCTTACATGGCGCTGGAGGAGAGCGATTCAGCCCCCGTCTACAAGGCCGTGGACAGTTACGACCGTTGGTTCATCGCCGACATTCCCGCGCTCGTGAGCAAGGCGTTCAGCTTCGACGGCGACAGGTTCAGCGGCAAGGACGAGCCGGACATGGTTGTTCAGGTCTCCCGTGAGATAGCCTCATACGCACGCGAGTTCCTGTCCCCGGCGATAACGGTCTGGGTCACTGAACACTTCGACGACTTCTACGTTCGAGGCGTGGACATGGCCGTGCAGAACGGGCTTATCGAGGGCCGAACCGTGCAGAAGCACCTTGACGAGCGGGACGTGAACAGCATCGAACTCCAGGTGCGGCAGGAGCTGGACGTGTGGAAGGGGCACTGGGTCAAGCACGAGCGGCAAGTGGAACGGGAACTGGTCGGAGTTGTTCTGGCACGCGGCACGGTGGAACAGTTCCAGACGCGGATGATTGCCCGTGACGCTCACGTGGTCGGCTTCCCCTACGGCAACTCCCGGCTGTCATGGCACGAGCATGTCAGGCGCATGGTCACGGGCAGGCCGAAGCAGGTTGCTTCCGTCGCCATGCAGAGCCGGTTGGTGTAACATGGCCTATGTCGTGTTCTTCCAGCCAATCGATCCCTACACGAATGCGCAGAACGCCGCGCTGGCCGGTGAGATATTCGACCTCGACGAGCTGCTGGACGAAAAGGGCGGCGGGAAGAGCTACTGTGATGGTCAGGTTTCGCCCACCCCCCCGCGCCATTCCGATGACGGGATGATGGGGTTGTACTTCGAGTCCCGGGAAGTGGCGGAAGAGGTCTCGCGCTCGTTCCGGGAAGAGGTTGCGAACCGTGTCCGGTCGGGTGAACTGAAGCTGTCGTTTGACCTCCCGTGGCTGAAGAGCCTGCTGTTCAGCACTGCCGGAGTGGAGGTGGTTGCGGCGGAGATTCGCACCCGCTATTCGCCCGAAGTGACCGACTCGCAGATACTGAACGCATCCCAGCAATGCGCCCTCGAACTGGGCCGCGTGCCAACCGCGCAGGAACTGTTCGAGTGGATTGAAGCACACCGGGATTTCCCCACGGATTGAACCTTTTCCAAGCCGGTCCGGTATTCAGATTAGAAACGAAAGGGGCTGAAATGCTCAATTGGGGCGAACCAGGGGGCACTCCCGAAGTGAACCCGATTCCCGTCGAATAACTGTTGCCCTTGACTGCCGCTTCCCTTGCCCGTATTAATCGTGCAAACGGAGGCGGCGGTCTCCATAACGAGGGGTAAAGGAAATGCCAGAGGGCGAAGGAACGATTCAGATACCGGAAGCGATGAGGCAGTTCCTCACGGAACACGGCTTCACCGTTGACGAAAAGGGGATGGCCGATGCGTTCAAGGCATTCGGCAACTACAAGACCGACATTACCAAGTTGAAGAGTGAAGCCAAGGGCAAGAGCGCTCTTGAGCAGGAACTCGAACAGCTTCGCGCAGCCGAGGAGCAGAGGCGGCAGGCTACCCTCACCGAGACCGAGAAGGTCAAGGAGGAGAAAGCGAAGCTGGAAAAGGCGCTGTTGGAGAAGGATCAACTGATCCTGAAGGCGCAGAAGGATATGCTCCTCAAGGAGACCATGTTCGATGCGCTCAAGGACAAACCCCTGACCTCGGTCAGGAAACAGCTGTACCAGGCGGCGGCCAGTTCTCAGGAGTGGGACGGTGCAGAGGCTCTCATGTCCATCTTTACGAAAGTGGACACGGACCTTGAAACAGAGTTCAAGGCCCTGAAAGTCACCATCCCCGCACCCGGCGATGGAGCCGGAGCAGGCGGGGGCACCGGCGGCGGCGCGACCAAGTACGATGACGCCTACTTCGAGAGGCTTCAGAAGAAAGCGGTCGGGCTTCCGCAGTAAGGAGCAGCCATAATGGCAGCCGACTACACCTTTACTCCGCGATGGGACAGGCTCAGCAACGGGTCGGTCCTCATCCCCGAGCGCTGGGTTCCCGCTCTCGAACTGGAACTCCCGCAGTACACCTTCTGGCCCCAGTTCGTGGGACAGGCATGGGGCGGAGTGCAGATCATCCAGCCCGGCGGCGGAGAGGGAGCAATCTTCAAACTCCGCTACCTTCAGGACCGCACCCCCACCACCACGGCCCTGACTGACGGCACCAAGGTTCCTGTCAGCACCTCCACCGGGGTCGGACTCGCACAGGGCACCCTCCAGGAATACGGCGACGCCGAGAGCGTCTCCGGGTTCGCCAACTGGCTGACCGACGTCCCCGCGCAGGAAATGCAGGGGCTTGCACAGGCCCGTCACGCGTTCCAGAGCCGCAACAGCATCATCGGTAACGTGTTTCTCGCCACCACGAACCAGTTCACTTGCGACAACGCAACCACCGTCAGCGAGGGCTCCAACATCTACGCCGCGGGCACCAACGGAACATCCGTTCTGCTCCCCGTCCACGTGCGCAAGATCGTGTCCAGTCTCAGGCGCAAGGGCGTTCCAACGTTCGCGGATGGCTACTACCGCTGCATCGGCAAGCCCGGCAACTTCGACGCCATCAAGGGCGAGAGCCAGATCTACGCCAGCGCCGCGGCTCTCGGCATCCCGGGCCTCTACGCTACCGGACAGGTCCAGACCTACAACGGCGTCGTGTTCATCGAGGAGAACGGCCCCTACGCGCTCACCGCATGGAACGGTACCGAGTCCATGAGCTGTATCTTCGGAGCTAACGGCGTGGTCGGCTTCGACAACTTCATGCGGCCCGACCTGATCCGCTTCTACCCCGACGATGAGAACGACTTCGGCAGGAAGATGAAGATAGGCTGGATCGCCTACGGAGGCTATGTCCGGCCCATCGACAGCACCACTGCCGGGAGGGTGTGGAAAATCTACCACGGCGTCTGACCTTTCCCGTTGCCCAACCAGGGAGGCCCCGGCCAACTACCGGGGCCTTTCCTTATCCGTTGCGGGGCTGTATATTCGTGCAGACCGAAGGGAGGTTCTTTTCAATGGGGAAAATCAAGCTATTTCAGAAGCAGCAGCAGAAGCCGGTTCAGATAGAACTGGACGAGATCATCATCGGCTGCACGGTCTACAATGAGGAAACGCGTCTGCCCGGGTTCCTGAAGGAGCATCGGTTCTGCGAGCGTTTCATCATCGTTGACCAATCCAGCACGGACAGGACGGCGGACATTGCCCGGTCAACGAAGGGTGTGGACTATCATCGTGTCCAGCGCTTCGAGAAGCTGGGTGAGGCTTCGTTCAACGTCCTGCAGCAACTCGGGCCACAGGACGCGTTCATGCTCCTTTTGGGCGTGGACGAGCGCATCAGCGAGCAGGCGTACAACGAGCTTCGGAAACGTGCATCAGCGGGACGGCGACAGCTCCGCATCGGCGCTTACTGGCTCCACCGCAAGAACCAGATAGACGGCAGGGACGTGAACCACCTGTTCAAGACCAGTTACGACCCGCAAGGCATGGACTGGCAGTTGCGGCTCGGGTTCGGCTACTCCATCCGCTACCAGAACGTCCCGCATACGCACCCGGAACCGCTTGTGTCATGGGCGTAC